ATGGATGATCTGTTTGACAAGCTGAAGCCGCTGCACGCGCGCCGCGAGAAGATGCAGGCGCTGGGATTCGACGGCATCTCGGTGGTGATGGACAAGGTGGTTTCGCCGACCCGCGCGCTGGTCGATGGCCGCGAGATCGTTCTTGCCGGCACCAACAACTACATGGGCATCACCTACGACAAGGCCTGCATCGAGGCCGGCAAGAAGGCACTGGACGAACTTGGAACAGGAACGACCGGATCGCGCATCGCGAACGGCTCATATGCGCTGCATGAGGAACTGGAGAGGGAACTTGCCGGCTTTCTGAAACGCGACCACGTGATCGTGTTCTCGACCGGCTATCAGGCCAATCTCGGCATGATCGCCGGGCTCGCCGGCCCCCGCGACACCATCTTCATCGATGCCGATTCCCACGCCAGCATCTATGACGGCTGCACCCTGTCACAGGCCAAGGTGGTGCGGTTCCGCCATAACAACGCCGAGGACCTCGACAAACGCCTGTCGCGCATGGACGGCGAGGAAGGCGGCTGCCTGGTGATCCTCGAGGGCATCTATTCGATGTTCGGCGACCGGCCGCCGCTCGATGAATTCGTCGATGTGAAGAAGAAGCACGGCTTCGGGCTGATGGTGGACGAGGCCCATTCGGTCGGCGTTCTGGGCGAGAACGGGCGCGGGCTCGCCGAGGAGGCGGGACTTGAGGATGACGTCGACTTTGTCGTCGGCACCTTTTCCAAGAGCTTCGGCGCCATCGGCGGGTTCGGCGCCGGCAACCACCCGATGTTCGATTACCTGCGCTATGCGACCCGCGCCTACATGTTCACCGCCTCGCCGTCTCCGGCGACCATCGCGACGGTCACCGAGGCAACGCGGCAACTGGCCGCCCGGCCGGAGCTGCGTGTCAAGCTGCGGGAAAATTCGGCGCGGCTTCACGCCGGCTTCAGGAAGCTCGGGCTGTCGCTGTGCTGCGATGTGGTGAGCCCGGTAATCGCCGTGCGGGTGGCCGACGAGGCCGCCGCCGTGACCATGTGGCACGCACTGCTGCAGGCCGGCGTCTATGTGAACGTCGCCCTGCCGCCGGGAACGCCCGGCAACGCCTGCCTGCTGCGCTGCTCGGTCTCCGCCGCCCACACCGACGAGGACATCGACCGCATCATCGCGCTGTTCGGCGAGGTGGTGCTGAAGGATGCGCACGCCAGCGAACCGGCCTGACCGCGCGGTCAACCGGCAAGCAGGTCAGGCCCCATCCGGAAGATAGTAGAAACGGCTGCCCAACAGGGCGACCGGCTCCAGGTTCGCGGCCCAGGCGGGCAGCTCGTCATGGCGGTGAAACCGCGTTGCGCCCGAGGTCGGATCGGCGAATTCATCGTTCCAGACCCGGCAGCCCATGGCGAGCGACTGGCGAAAGGCCGGATCGGAATAGTCGGGCGCATTCGCCCCCGGCATTCCCGTCAGCCGGCCACACACGGACGCCAGGCTTTCCGCCTGTGCGCCACCTGCCGCCTCGAGGCGGTTCCTGATCGCGCAGCCAAGCGCGATCAGCCCGATTTCCGGCTCATCGGCCCCAAGACGCCAGAGGGTGGCGGCGAAGGCATGCATGTCGTCCTGGGTGATATCAGCGCGCGCGGTCATGGATGGCACTATGGATATAGGATATTATTCCTATAATGCGGACACAGGTCCCAATGTCAAGATTCATTGGACCGTTGCATCCTCACCGCCCCTTGATGATCCGGGCGATCTTTTCCAGGGAGCGGCCACCGGCGTAGCCGGCGATTCCGACGCCGAGCCATTGCATGGTCTGAAGCAGCAGCGCGTCGGAGACGCCGGTGACGGGCGGCGCGCCGAACCAGCTCACCAGCACCGGCATCAGCCAGGTGAACCACAGCGCCACGAACAGGAACGACAGCATGGCAATCGGCCGCCAGTTGCGCGCCAGCCAGCTGTCGGAGACCATCTCCGCCCTGATCACGCCCGCCTGCTCGCGCACCACCGCCACGGCGAAGTCCATCAGCAAACCCTCGACCTGGCGGCGTAGCTGCTCTTCGGTGATCTTGCGCTGCTGATAAGCCTTGAACGCTTCTGCAAGGCCGTCGATCACCTTGCCGAGCGTTGCCTGGACGGCGGCGCCGGCAAGGGCCCCGAGAATACTCATCGCTCAGACCCCGTGCCTCATCTTCTTCAGCCAGCGCTCGCGGTAGATCCAGGCGACGGCGGCGAGCGCCGCGATGATCAGCGCGGCCGCGCCCCAGGGACCGACCGCGGCGATGACCTCGCCGATACCGGCGGCGAGCGAAACGATTACCGTGACAAGGAACTGCACGAGCGCGGCGATGCCCGTCGTCGATGTTGGCAATGGCTTGCCCGTCACCGGCGCATCGATTGCCTCGCCTTCCGCCGAAGGTGCGGCCCCGCGTGCCGCCGCGAGCGCCTGGGCGAAGGCCACCGCGTAGCCGGCGATCAGCCCGGCCCGGTCGGTGCCGTTGACGATGCGGCGGGCGCCGCGGAAGTTGGCCCTGTTGCCGTCGATATAATCGGCGAGCTTCTTGCCGGTGAAATCTCCGTCGATCATCCCGGAATACAGGATCTGCGCGGCGATTGCCGGGTCGTTCGCCAGCTCAGGGTTGCGATAGAGGTCGAGCCCCAGCTTGCGCCCCATGGCCCTGTAGTTCGCCGCCCAGGTGAGCTGGACAAGCCCGCGGCCGTAATAGACAAGGCCGCTCTCGGGATCGCGCTTACCGTAGGGCCTGCCGCGGCCGCGGCCATATTCCGACAACGGCTCGAGCGTGTGGGCGGTCTCGTGATAGGCGGTCGCCAGACAATAAGCGAGCCATCTGGGGTCGCGGGCGCGGTGATGCGCGCACCAGACATCCAGTAAATGATTGAGACCGTCGACCTGGGTTTGCGACAGGGTGCCGCGAAACAGGCTCTGACGGATGTCGGCGAAAAAAACACGCCGGTTCAGCATGGTGTTGTTTCCCTGGTCGTGAGTGAAATGCCGCGCCGCGCCCGGCGCGCGGCACCGGGCCGGCGTCAGAGGGCGAACCGCTTCGCCGCGCCTTGCCTGTGCTTGCGAAAGCTGCGCGGAAGGAACTGGCCGTTCTCGCCGGACGCGACAATGCAGGCTACCCCTTCGCCGCTCGAGACAACGACCGTGAAGGTCTGATCGCGCGACCAGAACAGTTCGATCAGCCGCCCGTTCCTGACGCCGCGGAAGACAGGGGCCTCGCCAAAACGCGCGGCGAGCAGTTTGGTCAGGACCGCCCGTGTTCCACATTGCATGCGATGCGCCCGGGCGGACGGACCCGCGAAACCCTCCAGCCACAAAAAAGCCGCCACGAGGGCGGCCAGCGCAATCGGGACGAAGCCTCTGTTCATTGCCGAATCCCCAATCCGAAACGGGCGACCATTGCGCCAAGCGCGGCGCCGATTGCCGCGATGGTCGAGATCGTCCACCAGCCGCCGCGCACCCTGATCGCGGCATCGCGCAGTTCGGTCACCTTGCGGTCGGTCGCCGTCTGCTGCTGCTCGATCTGGTCGAGGCGGGCATGGATCTGGCCAAGCTCACGCTCGACACGGCGCGGCCACAGATCGCTCGTCTGTTTCGTCAAGACCCTGCCTCCGGCCAGTGCCGATCTTCGCCCGGATCGTCGGGAAGGGTTTGTTCGAGCACATCGCTGGCGGCGCGTATCTTTCGGATCGCGGCCCAGGCCGCATCATTGGCCTCGATCTCGGCGCGTTGCTCATCGCTCCATTGCCGCTCGCCAAGCCGCAGCAGGTCGAATGCCCGCGCCAGCATGTTGCGCTGCTTCCAGTCGGGGTAGCGTTCAGCAATGCGCCGCGCCGCCTCTTCCCTGATGCGGGCGATGCTGCCGGCAAGTTCGGCATCCGCGTCCGCCACCCAATCCTCGCCGTTCCAGTGGTGGAATTCGCCCGGGCAAGGCGGCACGAACCGGCCCTCTGGCGTTATCCTGTGCTGCCGCGTCAGGCCGTCCGGCGCGGGCCGCCACTCCAGCGGCGGCGCCACCGGAAACGGTTCTGCCCGGATGTCATGGACCTGCCCGTCACGCGGATCGATCAGCGCCTGCATCAGAAATACTCCCGTATGAAAACGGCTCCGTCAGCGCCATCGCCGCCGGCGCGGTCGACGTCCGAGGCCGCATTGTGGATATGGGCGCCGGCCCCGCCTGCGCCGTAGTTTCCGCCAGCGGCCCCGGCAACCGAGACGCTGCCGCCGTCGGTGGCCTCACCGCGCCCGCCGCCGCCGAAGATGCCGCCGCCGCCATTGCCGGCCCACCCGTCAGCAGTGGTGACCGACGATGAACACATGCCCGGCCCGCCATCGATGTTCAAATCGCCGCTGGCGCCGGACCCGCCACCGCCGCCGTCCTTGACGCGGTTGGCGCCCGTTGCGCAGACGACCCCCTGCCCGCCGTTTCCGCCGGTGGCCGAGCAATGCGAACCGAACGATGATGTTCCGCCCGATGCGCCGGTGGCCCCGCCGGCGCCCGATCCACCGGTCCCACCGGCGCCGACCGTGACCGTTTCACTGGCGCCGAGCGACCCGGCCTCGATCACCTTCATCGCGGCGCCGCCCGCGCCGCCGCCACCGCCCGAACCTGCCGTACCAGTTCCGTTGGAATCGGCCCCGCCGCCACCGCCACCGCCTCCGACCACCCAGACCTCGGCCCGGGTCAGGCCCGACGGCTTGGTCCAGGTGCCGCTTGCGGTGAATACCGCCAGGTCGGGCGCCGCCCCGCCTCCGCCGCCACCGCCACCGCCGGAGATCGTGCTCCAGGCCGAGCCATCGAAGACGAGCAGTTCGTCATCGTCGGCGACATAAAGGCGCCATCCCGCCTTCGGCTGGAAGAACCGCCAGACACCATCCTGCCAGGCCGCGATGGAGCCGTCCTTGCCGGCCCAGGCCCCGGTCGCCGATGCAGCAACGAGGTAGCGGTCGCCATCGGCGGGCGAGCCCGGCGGCGTCGCCAGATCGCGGTCGAGCACCGCCAGATGCACCAGGGCATCGAGCTTCAGAAGGCTCTCGTTGATGGTGACGTGCTTTTGCGCCTGTGCCGCCTCGAGGAACGGCAGGATCAAATGTGTGCTGTCAGACATGGAGGGTTGCATCCCTTGGCGTGCCGCGCCCGAAGACGGCGCTCATCTGGTAGACCTTGACGTCGTAGCTGGACTGGATCGTGCCGAAGTCGGCGATCTGATCGGTGGCGGTATAAGTTGCGGACGGACTGGTGGCGGCAAGGGTGCGCTTGATTTCCGAGCCATCCAGAATATCGACTTCATAGGATTCCAGATTCTCAGCAAGCGGCGGATCGACGATATCCAGCGCATCCGCATTGAGGCGCGACCGGCGGATCCAGGTGATGGAGACATCGTTGCCGTCGCGCTGTCCGCGGACGTGAACCGGGCTCAGCGGTTTGAGAGCGCGCCCCTCGAAGGCATGGACCACGTCGGCGAACACGTTGTCGCCGACATCGCGGGCGATCGGGCCAACCTTCCAGTTGAAAGCAAGGCCGATCTCATCGGCGGTCATCGTTACCTCGCTCACCGCCGAATTGATCAGCACAAACGGTGCGCCAGCGGCGACGAAGTTGCGCATGGCCCGCTCAGTGCCGGCCTGTCCGCGCAGCAGCAAGGACAGGTCATAGGTGCGCTCGCCAACAAGCGCGGCTTGCTGGAACTGAAAGACTTCCCAGCCGCCATCGCTGTTCTGGATTGCGGCCACATTGCCGCCGGCCAGCAGTGCAAGTTCGTCAATCGATTCAAGCTCGCCGTCATCGAGCCGGACCCTGACCAGATTGCCGCGGTCAAAGCGGCTCGTGGGCCCTGCATAGAAGTCATACTCCGTAACGCCCATGGTGGCCGGGGCGGCGGCAACGGTATTCAGCGTGTACCCGGCATTGGACGGCGAACGATAGAAGGCCACCGCGCCCGGCCAAGGCCGCTGTGTGGCTGCGACAAACCCCGCATGCGGTGTTTCGTTGCCGCTGAGCAGGGGAAGATCCAGAAACGCCATGGTGGCTGCACCAAACACCGGGGCGGCCGGCAAAGCGCCCGTGCGCTGCGGCGTTCGAATTCCGACGAAGACGTCCGGTTCGATCGAGCGGGTCTCTAATGTTTTGAACTGGGCGTCGTTGGCCGAGACGATGCGCATGTCGAAAAGGCGGCCCGATGTTTCCAGCGTCACGACATCGCCCGGCTCGAGCGCCAGGCGCGTCGGCGGCAAGGTCATTCTGCCGCGTTCGCGCGCCTGCCAGGCATCCTGCAGCCAGGTTTCCGCGATCCGCTGAGCCTGCGCCTGATCCATCACGATGGGCATGCTGGCGGTCGAAACCCGCTCGCTGGCGCCTGCGAGCCTGCGCGCCTCGGCAACCGCCTGGCGATAATCGACGTTGCCGTCGATATAGGTCAGCTTGGCGGAGGCCGGCAGTTCTGTTTCCTGACCGCGTGTCAGCGACACCGGGTCGCGTTCCGGGTCGGTCTCGACCAGATCGTCGGGCCGCAGCGTTGCAACCGGGCCGGTGCGTCCGCGATGCGCGAATTGGATCAGCCCGCCGGACTCATAGCTGTCGAAGAAGAACGCCAGTTCCAGCGGCTGGATCACATCGCGCAGCGACAGAATCCGGTCAATGACATAACCATGCATTTGGCCGGAAAGGCCGCCGACGGAGAACCGGTTGAAACCGAAATCGCCCATGATCGCGGCGATCACCGCCGCCAGCGGACCGCCGGCGACGCGGCCGTTCAGCCAATGGCCGAACTCCCAGTTGCCACCGTCGGTCCAGACATCGAGCGCAAAGGGGAACGCGGGATAGGGTCTCGCGTCCCAGGTCCAGACGGTCACCTTGTCGAGATCGACCATCCGGTCGCCGTAGACCGAAGACACCGGGTTGGAGCCGCTGACATAGTCTTCGTGCGCCGGGTCGTGAAAATCATAGACCGCCTGGATATAGCGCCGCTGGATGAGGTCATCGCGGATGGTGCGCGAGAAATGCGGCGCGACCGACTCCGAGCTTTTCGGATCGATGAACTTGTTGGGCTGGTTGGACCCCTTGTCCACAGCCGGACAACCCATCTCGGTGAACCAGAAGGGCTTTGATTCCGGAACCCAGCCGGTTGGTGAGCCGGCTTCAGTCCCTCCGGGACGGTTGTAGTGCTGGTTCTGCCACCACCTTTTCAGGTCCTTGAAGCGGTATACCCACGGCTTGCCGGCGCCGTCGGTGATCGGCGTCCGGACCTGCGCCTCGCGGTCGGCATCGTCCTGGTAGTACCAGTCATAGCCCTCGCCGCCGGTGATATTCCCTTTCAGGTAATCGAGATCGTAGATGCTTTCCGCGCCCGAGATCCGGTCAAGGTGGGCATCGCCGTCGCGCCAGTCGCTCAAAGGATGATAGTAGTCGATGGCGATGGCATCGATATCGTCGCAGGCCCAAAGCGGATCGAGATGGAAATAGACATCGCCGCTGCCATCCTGCGGCTGGTGGCCGAAATATTCCGACCAGTCGGCGGCATAGGAAATCTCGGTGCCGGATCCCAGAACCGATTTGACGTCGGCTGCAAGATCAACGAGCGCGTCGACGAATGGATATGAGCCCGCACCATCGCGGATGGTGGTCACGCCGACCAGTTCTGAACCGATCAGGAAGGCATCGACACCGCCGGCAGCTTTGCACAAATGCGCATAGTGCAGGATCATCCGCCGCAGCGACCACTCGGTCGGGCCGGCGTAACCCACCTCTTCGCCATCAATGGTGAAGTCGCCTACATTGGCCGTCCCGACAAGATTGGCGACCTGCGTTGCTGCCGCGGCAGTTTTGTCCGGCGTGCCCGGCTGATCGGGACCGGGGTAGACCGTGATCCGGCCACGCCAGGGATAGTCCGGCTGTGAGCCGCCGCCCGAGATTGGATCGGGCAGCGCGTTGCCGGCCGGGATATCCATGTTGATGAAGGGATAGAAGCTGACCTCGAAACCGCGCGCCTTGAGGTCCTTGATGGCCGAGACAACCGATTTGTCCGACGGTGTGCCGCCAAAGGCCGGTGACCCGTCATGCTGCGAAACGACCGCCGCGTCCGGCCGCGCCACACCGGCCACGCTCCACGTGTCGGGCTCGGTTTCCTTGACGGGCACTTCAACCTTGGGACGGACCTCGATATTGCCGACCCTCAGATCGGTGCCGAACCAGCTCACGACCAGGCCAGCCGTAGTCACGTTCGGCAGCTGATCGGCCAGCTGGTCGATTGCAACGTCCCAGTCGGTCCCGCCCTGGCTGGTGTGGACGTTCTCGGCAATGGTTTCAGCGGATTCGATACGCCGGATTTCGTCCTGCTCGAGAACGAACTCGCCGGCGCCGGGTATGATGTTAATGGCCCTGACCGTCTTCTCGAAATCATCGACGGCGCGGAACACCTCGAAGTTGAACTGCGGCAGCCGGTTGCCGAACCGCGCCAGCGCCAGCCGCTCGAACACCACATAAGCCGTTCCGCGATAGGCCGGCGCCAGCCCGGCGCCCTGCTTGGCCTCGATCAGGGAATCGGGAGCCTGCGTCTCGCTTCCCTTGTGGACCCGGAAGGTCAGGCCGGACTGATCGATCTCCTTGCCGTCCGCCCAGATGCGTCCGACCCGGTCGATCTCTCCTTCGGCGACCGCGTAGGCAACATTGGCGTAGTAACGGTATTCGATCCGGGTTTCGCTCACCTTTGGGCTTGCCGGACCCGACAGGCCCTTGCCGCCACCGCCGGTGGTCTGTTCGGTGCGGATGATTTCCTCTTCAAACCGGGTCGCCCAGATCAGCTGGCCAGGTAATCGGGCGCGGCCATAGACACGGGCGATCGGCGCACCCTCGGTCGAAGAGGAAACATTAAAGTCGGAGAGCCGCGGACCTTCGACAACCCGTGATTGGCCGGATGGACCAAACAGGGCCTGATCGATGATCCCGCCGGCAATCGCCCCAGCGGCCTGGCCGATCGCAGCGCCGGACAGGGTCGCGCCTAGAACCCCGGCACCTGAGGGCAGCAATGCACCGCCGGCGGCCGCGCCGGCGAAACCCAGAACGAGCGTCGCCATCAGACGATGCCCGGAAACCGGTAGACGGCGGCGATCCGGCGGCACCACCAGGACGACAGGTGAATCTCGACACAGCCGGTTTTTTCCTGCGCATGGACCATGGTGTTCTCGGAAGTGAGAATGCCCGCGTGCTTGGCCATCGCGGAACCGCGCAGCCTGAACACCAGCACATCACCGGACGCGGCCTCATCCAGGCCGGTTACCGGTGCGAGATAACGTGCAGCGCCCTCCAGCAAGGTCTCGCGGCGGCGCGCCTCGGCCCAGTCGCGGCTATAGGGCGGAATATCCGCCGGCTCGTCTCCGGCAATCTCGCGATAGAGCCCGCGCACAAGCCCAAGGCAGTCACAGCCAATGCCCCTGGCGGCGGCCTGATGGTGGTAGGGCGTTCCCACCCACGACCGCGCCATGGCAACAATGTCCTCGCGCGAAAAGCTCATGTGACCAGGCGGCCTCCGTCGTTGTCGCGGTCATCCCTGTTGGGATAGGAGATCGCGAAATCGTTGCCCGGAATGTGCGGGAAACCGCGAAAATTGGCGGCGTTGCCGAATCTCTTTCGGCACGTTCCAAACTGCTTGTCGCAACCGGCGGTGACAGTGAATGTATCGCTCATTGCCAGCGGCTGTGCCGGGCGCTGCCACAACTCGAACGTCACGGTGGCATTGAGCAGGGTGTGCAGCTTCACCTCCGCTGAAAACCCGGCATTGGTGCCACCTGTCCAGGTGAGCAGGCCGCGTGTGAACCAGTCGTTGGCAAAGCCGGCCAATCCCGAGACGACAAAAGTCTTGTCGCCGCTCAGGCTGGCGATCGATCCCGATCCCTCGAACTGACCCTGTTCAAGATTCACCTTGCAGCGCCCATCGCCCACGTCGGCATCGCACATGAACTGGTACAAGCGTCCTTGCGGCTGCTGCAGCCGATGGGCAAGGCCGCGCACTTCCGCCGTAAAGGCGTGCTGGCCGCGCGACACCTCGCCCAGGTTGCCGAACCGCATCAGAACCCGCTGAGCGGTGTCCTGCCAGTTGACGCGGATGATTTCGATCTCCGCGCTGTCGAAAAGACCGGCGGCCAGATCGTCCTCATTCAGGCGGTCCGACTTGAGCACGCTTTCAACGTCGAGATTATCGACAGACAATCCGACCGAACTCTCGATCGCCGTCCCCTCGAAACCGGATGTGGCTTCAAAGGTGGTTCCATCGAAGGCGAGATCGTTGTCATGGTCCGTGAAGCCCAGCTTGATGCCATCGGTTCGTGTAATGCGCCAGCACCAGGCGAGCGTCGTGGCACCGCTGTCGAGATGGCTCTGCAGGCCCGCTGACAGCGCCTTCATATCCGCAGCTCCACGATCGGGATGTCGGGGATATCGCCGGCCTCGAAACGGCCCATGTTGATGTTGAGGAAATCGGTGTCGAACCGGGCGGGGACATCGAACTCGAAGCCCGCGGTGATTGCCGCACCGGACGCCGGCACGTGGCCGGGAAGAAAGCTGACGGTGCCGGTGGTGGGGTCGAGAACAAAGTCGATCTCTTCGACCTGCTCCGTGCTGTCGACGGCAACAACAACGCTTCCCGATACGGGTTTGCTGATATTGCGCGACCATGGCAAGAAGCTGGCGCCATAGGCCTTGGTGAGCTGGAACGACAGTGTCGCGCCATCGCCGGTGCCGATCGCCTGGTCGAGCGCCGTCGGCGTTGCCGATGGCGGGCTGGACTTGTAGTCCGACCAGTCCTTGTAGCGGAAGCCATGCAGGCGCCCGCGCCGTTCCTCGAAAAACGCAATCACTTGGTGCAGATCGTCGACCGAGCGAACGCCATATCCGGCATTGAAGCGCCGGCGCGAGTCCTGCCAACGGCTGTTGCGCTCTTCGTGACCGGACCCGAGAACGACGACATCGGTTCGCCGTTCGGGACCGCCCGACGAGCCGAGCGATACATTGGTGGGAAATCGGGTTTCGTGGAATGCCATGATCTAGAGATTGCGTCCGCCACGCTCGACCGCGCGCGCGACCATTGCGGATATTTGGGCCTCGGAGCGCCGGAACGAGACGGCATCCTCGGTGGTGACGTTGAATGTGATGTTGATTGCCGGGCCCGCGCCCGCGCTTCGGACACCGAGCCGGCCATCACCGCCGCGCGCGAGCGGCACAATCGCCTCCGGACCCGCCTCCCCGGCAACGCCAAAGCGGTTTGCACCGAGCTGAAACAGCGATGGACGGTCAACGACCCCGCCGCGGGCAAAGCCGGTGAGCGAACTGATCAGGCCGCCCGTTCCACCACCCGTGATACTTGAAAGCGCCGAACCGAACAGATTGCCGAGGCCCGTTTCGAGCGGTTTCGTCACCTGGTGAAGAGCGGTGCGGGTGAGCCGTGTGGACAGCCCACGCAGCACATCGGAGAGCTTGCGGCCATTGAGTGCCGCACCTTCAAAGGCATCGGTGAGCGCCGAACCGAACCCGCGGCCAAGCCTTGTGGCCTCGCGCAGGTTCTGGCGAAGATTGGAGATGTCCGCGCCGATCGTGACGCTGAGACCGTCGAGCCTTTCCGGCATCTATTCGTTTTCCTCTGCTTGATCGGGGAACCGTGCCATCAGCCGGCCGAAATCGTGCCGTGAGAGCGGCGCTGACTCTCTGCCCCTGGTGGCAAAGGCGGCCATTGCCGCTTCCAGCTCACGCGCCGTCATGCTCCAGAAGACATCCGGCGCATGCCCCAGCAGGCCGAGACCGGCGGCCATCAGGTCGGTCCAGGGGAAGCGCGCGCGGCAACCGCTGATCCGTTTCCCGCCGGTGTCTCCCGTACGCGGCCGTCAGATGGGGTGTCCGGCTTGGCGGGTTCACCGCCGGGATCCGGAGCGGCGAACGTGGCGTTGAGGAGATCGGCGACGACGCGCACATAGCCGCCCGCCCCGCCCTCGACGGCCATCGATGCGACCTCATCATCGGTGACGTTATTGCCCGCGCCGCGAAGCCCGGCTGCGATGACCTTCACCGCATCGTCCGCCTTCAGCCTGCCGTCCTCGAACCGCTCGGCGATGGCGAGCATGTCCGCATCGCCATAGGCATGTTCGAGCTCGGCGAGCGCGCCTAATGTGAGGCAGAGCCGATAAGCCTTGCCGTCAAGGGTGGCTTCGATCTCGCCCCTGTGCCTGTTCGCCATCGCTTGACCTCACGCCGCCGCGAAGGTCAGGGCGCCGGCTGATTCAAGGGCGATCTCGTAGGCAAGTTCGCCATCGTACTGACCGGCATACTCCAGGCTGGACACCTGAAACGCGCCTTCGACGGTGCCGAAATCGGGGATCACGATCTGCCAGTCGCGGATCGTGCCATCGAAGAAGTAGCTGCGCACGGTCTCATCGGCCGCGGCATCCTTGAAGATGCCGGAGCCGGAGATACTCGCCGACTTCGGTCCGGCTCCGGCCAGCAGCTCGCGCCAGGCGCCCTGCGATTCCGCGTTGGTGACATCCACGGTCTGGGCATTGAAGCCCAGCGTGTGCGATCTCATGCCGGCGACCGTTGCAAATGCCCCGGCCCCGGTCTCGTCGACCTTGAGCAGCAGATCCTTGCCCTTCTGGCTTGCCATGGGCGGCTACCTCCTGATGAGTGAGATGTGAAAGACGATGCCGTAAACGCTCAAGCGGCCGGCTCGGTGACGGCGCGAAAGCGCACGATGCCGTGGTAGGTCTCGCCGTCCAGATCGCGGCGTGCCTCGGACGTAAGAAAGCGCAGGTTGACCAGCGTATGGTCCTCGAGGGTGAGCGCCGTATCGTGCAGGCTGGTGCTCAAGAGGGCGATGATCTCCTGAACCTCCTTGCGGCCGGGCGTGCGCGACCAGACATGCAGCGTCAGGGTGTGCGCGCGCCCCTCCCCTGTGAAATTGCCATCGTCTCGTGCGCTGTTCTGGCCCAGCGTCACATAGGGAAACGTCGCACCAGGCGGCACATCGTCGTAGAGACCGGGCCCGCCCAGACGCGCGATCAGTTCGGTGTCGTTAACAAGGTGCTGGTACACCGCCTTCTGCAAGGCCCATTCAGCTCCGGTCGGCATGATCCAATCCCGGTTTCAGTTTGCGTGGGCGCGACTGGCCGTGCGGCGCTCAGGCCGATCGGCCGCGATAAACACCGGCGATGGCCTCTCGCACGTCCGGCAGAGCATGCTGCAGGGCCGGACCCAGCCAGGGCCGCGGCGCCGCGGACACCGTCCCAAACTCGAGGAACCAGCCATGATCGAGGTCGGTCCCGACCTGGGTGGTCCCCGCCCTTGATCCGGGCATGACACGGATGGAAGCGGCCAGAGCGCCGCTCGATCTCTCTGGTGTCCGCTCCTCATCGAGGCGCCGCACCGCCTCGGCGCGAACCATCTCCCCGGCGTCTCGAAGCGCCTTGTCGACGGGCGCCGGATCGGCCAACTTGCGAAGCCGCGCCTCGAACGCCTGCAGGCCGTGCAGCCGCGCCTGCACGATCATGTGGCCACGGGCTCCTCGTCACACAGGCATTCAAGCCAGCGCTGCCGGCCATCGGGATCGGCAAGAGCCTGGATGTTGAAGACGCGCGTAGCTTTTCGCAGCCGCATGGCGCTGGTCAGCCCCGGCCGGTGGCGGATACGAATCCGGTGCGTGAGCTGACCCTTCAGACCTTCGGCCTTGAGGGTTTCTGTGCCGCGCACTGTCTCGATTGCGCCCCAGACCGTTGCAACCGCTTCCCAGGTCACGTCGGCGCCACCGCCATCATCGCCCGTGCGGACCGGCTGTTCGATGGTGAGACGGTGGCGAAGATCACCGATCGCGTTCACAGGCGCACCTGACGGTAAGGCTCGACAAGAGCCTGAACGGAGCCTGGAACCGAGACCACGGACGATCCGATGACCACCGATTCGCGTCGTTCGTACCAATGCGCGAGTGCGATCAGGATCGCCTGGCGCAACGGCTGCGGCACATCGCCGGCCGTATCGCCGTAACCGGCGGTGGCGCGCACTTCGATCCCGTTTGCCACACGCGCCGGCGCCGGCCGGGCACCATTGGCGCGCAGCACCAGCCGCGGCGGCACGGAACCGAGGTCCGCAAGATAGGTTGCCGGGTTGATCACGGTGCCGACATCGTCGTCGTCGAACACCGTGACCGCGTCGATCGACTGGATCGGGGCGATCTGCAAATCAAGTGACCGGCCGACCGGCCAGGCATCGAACAGCAGCGCCCAGGTCTGGGTGATGAATGCCCGCCGGGTCTCCAGTTCCAGATGCATTCGCGCCGCGGTGATCAGGCTGGTGATCAGCAGGTCCTCATCCGTGTGGTCGACTTTCAGATGGGCTTTCGCCTCATCGAGAGTGACCGGCTCGATTGCCGGACCGGTCAGGAGAACGGCGGTCATTGGGTGTGCTCCGGCTTAGCGCAGCAATTGAATATTGGCCCCGGGACAGGCTGCGGTGCCCATGTGTCCCGGGGCCCGGCGTTCGGCGAGGGGAGGCGCGAACGCCTTACGAGGTGCCGAACTTCATCAGCTTGATCGCCTCGAAGTTCTGCACGCCGCCGCCGACCCGTTTGGTGGTGTAGAACAGCACGTGCGGCTTCGAGGTGTAGGGATCGCGCAGGACCCTGACGCCCATCCGGTCAACCACCAGATAGCCGCGCTGGAAATCGCCAAACGCGATCGACAGGCTGTCGGAGGCAATGTCCGGCATGTCCTCCGATTCCGCGATCGGATAACCCATCAGCGTCGGCGGCTGTCCGGCCGCCGTGCCCGGCTGCCAGATGTAGTTGCCGTCCGCATCCTTGAATTTCCGGATTTCCGACTGCGTCGCCCGGTTCATCACCCAGTGGCCGTTGGCGCGATAACCCGACTTGACCGCATAAGCGAGGTCGATCAGCTGGTCGCTCGGGTTGGACGCGGCAAAGCCGCCATCAACGCCGGTCGCGACATAGCCGATATTGCCCCAGCTCCAGCTGGCATCGGCGACGGTGGTGTAGTCGAGGAACCCCTTCGGCTTGTTGGTGCCATCGCCACTGACGAAGGCCGTGCCTTCCTGTTCGGCAAAAGCGATCTGCACTTCCTCGGCGATCCACTGGTCGATATTGACAGCGGAATCATCCAGCAACGTGCTGGATGCAGCCGGCATGGCATAGAGCTCCGCGGTCGGGAACTGCAGCTCGGCCAGGGTCGGTGTGTCGGTCTCGGGCCGCGATGCGGTCTCGCCGACCCAGCCCGTGGCCGCGCCGGCCGTCGCAAACGGCTTCTTGTAGACGTTGGCACTGACCTGGCGCACACCGGCAATCCGCCGGATCGGCGACACTTCAGACAAAAGCCGCATGATCGAGGTTTCGGTCTCCTCGGGCACCAGGTAGCCGCCATCTGGATCGGAGCCCACGGACAGGGCCTTGGATTCGAGCGCGCCGAGGCCGGTGGTCTCGCCCTTGCGCACATAGGCTTCGAAAGCGGCCTTGTGTTCGCGCGCGGCCGGTCCGCCGGGGCCCGGACGCTCGCCACCCAGATGAGGGCGCGACGCCTTCAGCGAAAGCTCGTCGACAATGCGCCTGTTTTCATCCAGTGCCGAGGCGATGCGGTCCATCTTCTCGGTCGTGACCACATCGGCCGCGAGCTTGCGCTCGATCTGGTCGAGACGGTCGTCATTGACCTCCTTGAAGGCCTCGAAGGATCGGGTGAATTCGTCGAAAGCGCGGCCGATTTCGGCGCCGGACCCGTCGGCGATCTTGGTTTCGAGCGGGTTGGGATTTGCAGGTTCGTGCATGGATACCTCTCAGATCGGGGGTTTCATCGCCCGCGCCGCGGTGCGGATGGTGTCCACGAGCGGCCCGGCGTTGCTTTGTGGCCGGCCGGCAGCGTCCTGCATGGCGGCGATGGCCCGATTGGCCCGGGAAATCACCGTCCGGGCCTGGCTGCGGCTCAGCCCAGCTTCGCGCGTGAGCCAGCGTTCGCATTCACGTTTGGAGGCAAGCGCCTCACCTTCCCCCTTCACCGCGGTGACCCGCGCGTTGGCCAGCATCGGAAAGGTGACGACGGAGATCTCCCAAAGATCGACCTTTTCGAGCCGGCGAATGCCTGTGCGGCGATCAGAGCGGCTCCTGACCGTGCGGAACCCGATCGACAACCCGTCAAGCGCGCCCACGCGCATCAGGCTCAGCACTTCGCGCGCGCGCGCCACATCCGCCGTCAGCCGCCCGCGCACGAACAGGCCCCGGGAATCTTCGCGCAATTCGTGCCAGACACCGATCGGCTCGGCCGGCTCGTGCTGGTAGAGCATCTTGATTGCGCGGGGCCCGCGCGCCGCAATGCTGTCGGCAAACGCGCCGGCGACGACGATGTCGCGCGCCATGTCGACCTCGCCGAAGATGCTGGCGTAACCCTCGAATTGCCCGTCGGTCGCCACGTCGGTCAGATCGGCGCGTGCGAATTTGATCTCGTAGCTCAAGAGCTGCGTTCCCATTGTCATGAAGCGTGAATTGATCGATCAGCGATGCGGCGGTTGCGAGCCGTTCAGGGCCAGAACATCGCCGCCTTCGACCGGTTCGTATCCAACGGCAATGCGTTTCTCGTTCACCGTCAGGAACCCGGCACGGTTGACGCGCTGCCACAGCGCCTCGCGCTCGATGCTGAGCGCCTCGATCTGGTCGGCATCGAACCACAGCCGCAAATCCCCGCTGAATGCCGGCGCGAGCCAGCCGGTGAGTGCCTTGGCGGTCTTGCCGACCAGCGGCAACACGGTCTGGCGCCAGAATGTCCGGTTGGCCTCGGCGTAGTTGTTGAACGTGTTGTCGCCGGGGATCCCCAGCAGCATCGGCGGCACACCGAACGCGAGCGCGACTTCACGCGCGGCGACGTGCTTGGCCTCGATGAAATCCATGTCCTTGGGCGACAGCGACATGGCGGTCCACTCAAGACCGCCTTCCAGCAGCAACGGCCGGCCGGCATTGACCGCGCCCTGGTAGGTGTCCTCAAGTTCGCGCTTCAGGCGTTCGAACTGTTCCTCGGCCAGGCCGGAGTTGCCCTCGCGGTTGCGATAGACAAGCGCACCGGAGGGCCTTGCCGAATTGTCCAGCAGCGCCTTGTTCCAGCCGCCAGCTGCATTGTGAATATCGATGCCGATCGCGGCCGGATCGAGCGGGCTCAGGCCATAGTAGTCGTTGGTTGGGTGAAACAGCCGCATATGAAGGATCGGCGATGGCGTTGCATCTTCGTCCTGGCGAAATCTGAATGTCTCCCCGCCGGCGGTGTATTCATAGGCCTCCGGCCAGCCGTTACGGCCCGGCACCACCTTCATGCGGTCGGGGCGCAACACATGAAGCTCACGCAATTCGTCGCCCAGCATCACCGCTTCGAGATAGGCGTTCCCGGAAACCTGCAGATAGCCATAAAAGCTCTCGAACAGGGCCGCGCCGTTCTCGGCCGCCGATGGCCGGGCCAGAACGTCGAGCAGCGGATGCCGGTCGAGCTCGCGCTCGCCGTCGTACAGCAGCCAGGGCACCGACGCGGCCGCCTCGGCAATCATCCGCACGCAGCGATAGGCCACGGCGTTGCGGACATAGCCTTCCCGTGAGAGCGTCTCATAGTCGCGCGGTGTCCACACCGGCCGCCCTTGCGTGTGCAGGGAGATCAGACCGCCAACCGCGCTCTTCTTGGTTCCATCCGGCGTCCCGGCATCGCGGGTCTTGCCGGTTTCGCGCCACAAGGCATTGCGCATCCTTTGCATCAACGATGGCATCGCGGCCTTCTTCCTTTCTCACGTTCAGATCGTCCGCACACGTGGTGCACCGCCTTCGCCCTCGAGCATCAATTCGGTCATCGCCCAGACAAGCGCATCCACCCGGTCCGGACTTTGCCCGGCCGCCCGGCCGGCGGGCTCGAACTCGCACATCTGGTCTTCCAGATCGGACAGCTGCCCGACATGGCGAATTCGGCCCTGCTCATAGAGCGCTGCGACCGGCTCGGCCCTGACCCATTTTCCGCGGGTCGCCCGCACCGCGCGCACAGGCACCGCCGGATCGATCTGCCCGATCACGGCGCGCACCATGTCGCCACCCTGGTTGACTTCCGCCACCAGCGCATCGGCTTCATGACGGTGATATTCGGCGATGGCGGCCGCCGCCCATTGCCCCGGACGCGCGCCGTGCGTCGTGGCATCGGCTATGACGTATCCGAGCCCGCCCGCATCGATGCCGGCAACGACAATGCCGCAGGCGTTCGAGCGGCTGTGCGCCGTGGCCGGCGGATCAACGGCAACCACGATACGGATCAAATTCTCGACCACATCGCCGTCGGCGCGCCCGATCATGTCGCGGCGCCACAGCGCGTTCGGATTGTCCTCCAGGACCTCGGCCTCGAGCTCCTGGCGGCCGAGCCGCGTGCCGGTGTAGCGGGCAACGACGGCGCTTAGGAAAGCGGGCGACAGATTGTGAGCATTGGCGCTGGTCGGAGCGCGCGTCACTTGCGTATTGGCGTCCTCCAGCAAACGGCGCAGCAGCGCGATCGGGCGCGGCGTCGTCGTCACCACCTGGCGGGGACAGGCGCCAAGGCGAAGGGCGAACTGTAGCATGTCCCATGCAGCCTCTGGATGGCGCCACTTGGCCGTTTCGTCGCACCAGGCATGGCTAAACTGATGTCCTCGCAGGCTGTCTGGGTCCTCCGCTGAGAACAGGTAGGCCACCGCCCCGCCCGGCCACGAGACCCGCCGCCTGGAGGGTTCGAAACGTGGCCGCTCACCATCAGCGTGGATCGTGAGCAAGCCCGAAACGCCCTCCACCATCACATCGCGCGCATCGGCCATGGTTTCGGCAACGAAGGCGATCCGCGGTGGCTCAGCATCACCCCGTCTCAGGCTGTCGAGAACTTCGGCCCGCACCCATTCGGCGCCGGCGCGGGTCTTGCCAGCGCCGCGCCCGCCCAACACCAACCAGGTGGTCCAGTCCCGGTCCGGCGCGATCTGGTCAGCCCGCGCCCAAAACGGCCAGTAGCCGGAAAGGAACTGCCGCTCAGGCTTCGTCAGCGCCCTCAAGATCGCCGCCAGCCGGTTCCGCCTCAAGCAATCTTCGAATGCGCCTCTCAAGCTCCTGGCACATTCGGATGTCGAAATGCGGATCGGCGGCGGATTCTGAAGACTGATCGTATTCGGGTTCGCGTGCCGCGCTATCAAGGTCCTGCAGTTTCTCCAGAATGCGCACCAGCACACTGAGCGTTCTGGCGTCGCGCTCACGGTCGGCCGCCGACCCCTCCTCACCTGCGCTCAGACGCTGCTCCACCGCGCTCATCAGCCGGTCGAACGCACGCTTCAGCCGCGCGGTCGGCACCAGGGTTTCAGTGGCCTCGCGGTCCGCGTTTTCCGTTTCGGCTGACTTGGCCTTCGCCAT